TCGATTGTTAATATTTCCGATAATATTATAACGGTTAATGCATTAAATCCATCCGTTAGATTCGGTGGTTTGGCGGTTATTGATAGTGGATCTTCACCACAGGTATCGGGATCGATATTATTTGATTCCATAAATAACCAATGGTTATTTGTACACCAAAATCAGGCATCGGTAACATCGTCGGTTTTATTAATGGGTCCTGAAACATATGATAATTTAGGTAATGAATCATACATAACACAAAATAGACTTGTTAAGAGTACAGGAATTGAACATTTATCTGATAGTAATATAACAGATACAGGTACATTAGTTTCTATAAATTCAAATACAGAAATAACCGGTACGTTAAATGTCACAGGAAATATTATTAACCCTAATATAACCGCAATTCAATCATCAACTGGAAGTTTAAATACTTTTACAGCATCATTATTAAGTGCAATAGAATTAACAGGTTCTAACTTAACCGTTAGAGGTAACTTATTGGTTAAAGGGACAACAACAAACGTTAATACATCAACATTAGATGTTGATAACAATTTAATTAACCTTAATGGTGCCGGAGCAGCCAATGCTGGTCTAAGAGTAAAAGATACTACCGGTGTAAGTCAACTTTCAGGTTCATTATTATGGGATGCAACAAATGACTATTGGATAGCAGGTCAATTAGGTTCAGAACAAAGATTAGTTAGAGAAACAGAATTTAATAATGCTGTCACAAGAATAGGTAATGTTGAATCAAGTACTGGTTCATTGAATTCATTTACTTCATCTATTAACACAACCATTAAATCAAAATTAAATAGTGATGGTGTTTTAAGTGGTTCCGTTCAAGTAAACCACAACGCAACAACAAATTATGTTGCAAATCAACACATAGACCACACAACCGTTTCAATTACTGCGGGTAGTGGTTTAACGGGTGGTGGTGACATATCATCTACACGGACAATTAATGTGGGTGCTGGTAATGGTATAACGGTAAATGCGGATGATATTGCAATTGACACATCATCAGCAACATTTACAACGGGTGTTAAATCAAAATTAAATGCTGATGGTGTTGTCAGTGGTTCATCACAAATAGACGGATCACAATTAGGACTTAATAAAACAATTACAATTGGTTCCACATCAACAACGTTGGGCGGAACGTCAACATCACTTGTTGGATTAGTATCTGTAACATCAACAGCATTTACGGGTTCATTACAAGGAAATGCAACTAATATAACCGCAACATCAAATACAAGTTTAACATCACTATCAAATCTTAATACGATTGGAACAATTACAGGCGGTACTTGGAATGGTACTGCAATTGGAGATACATATATCAGTTCAGCAACAAACTGGAACACGGCATATAACAAAAGAATATCAACATTAGGATTCACAACTTCAACTGTAACAATCACATTAGCAGATGCCACAACGGTTACAGCATCAGTACCAACTTTTAATCAAAACACAACTGGAACTGCTGCCAATATAACGGCAAGTTCAAATACAAGTTTAACATCGTTAGCTAACTTAGCAACTGTAGGTACAATTACAACGGGTGTATGGAATGGAACAGCAATTGCAAATGCATATTTAGCAAACTCATCATTTAATATTGGTACAACGTCAATATCATTAGGTAGGGCGAGTGCATCACAGACATTAACTGGCGTTGCAATTGATGGAAATGCGGGAAGCGTAACAAATGGTGTTTATACAACAGGAGACCAAACTATAGGTGGAGCAAAAACATTTAGTTCAAATATAACTAATAGTGCTACTGCAGATTGGTACATGTATGGATTTGGGTCAAGAGGAGCTTCTTCAGGTCAATACGGAATGGGCCTCGCATCTGATATTGCAAATAGGACACTATCATTCCATATACCTAATCATACCGCTTATTCATCTTCAGGTACCGTACCTAAATTTGGTTGGTACTCTAATGGGTCTGTTGAATTAATGTCATTACAAAGTGCCACTGGTAATTTAGTTGTTACAGGAACAATTGGCGCATCTAATTTAAGCGGAACTAACACTGGAGATGAGACTATAACAAGAATTAACGCTTTGGCAATTACCACCGTTGGAACAATCACTTCCGGTGTATGGAACGGTAGTTCAATTAGTACCACATACACTGACGCTAAAGTAACATCAATATCTGGAACTGCGAATCAAGTGATTGCTAGTTCATCAACAGGAGCAATAACATTATCATTACCACAAAGTATACATACTACCGCAACACCAACATTTGGTGGTATGGTGTTATCAGGTGCAGGTACAGGTAATTCACCGGTACTAAGAATAAACAATTCAACTGCCAGTTCTTTTATTCATTCATTGGAAGCTGTTGGTGCTAATATGACTGCTGGACAAACAAATATTATAGTTGTTGGTGCATCGGGTACCACTAAAAATAGTGGATATATTGGTTATAACTGGGCAGGTGCGGGTTCAAATAGTAACTATGTTAGTATTGGACACTGGGGTGCGGATCATTTGTTAAGAGTATATGGTGATGGTACTGTTTACATGGGTACAGTAACAACCGGTACATGGCAAGGTTCCTCGATTAGTACCACATACACTGCAGCAAAAGTAACTGCAGTAAATGCGGGAACGGGTGTTGGTGTTGATACAACAACAGGTTCAGTTACCGTATCTATTGGACAATCGGTTGCAACATCGGCGGTACCAACATTTAAGGCTGCAATATTAACTAGTGACACAGATAGTCGGGTTTTAAAATTAAGAGAGTTGACCTCAACTAGTGGTAACATTATTCAATTTCAAGACTCTGCAGGAAATAACAAATGGGAAATAGTTGGTAGATCTAATACAGATACAACGCCATTTTACATTTATAAAAATGATGGAACAAATACCGGGTATATATTTTCAATTAGTGGAGGTGGTATACCAAATTTCCACACCGCATTAACTATCGGTGGAAGTACCGCTAAATCAATTTCAAACTCATCATATTCAACATCATTTAGTAGTGTATCATCAGTAACGGTTACACATAGTTTAGGAACAAAAGACGTGGCGGTATTTGTTTATGACAGTTCAGATAATATGTTCTGGCCATCGTCAATTGTTACAACAAGTACAAGTGTTGTTACAATAACTTTTGCATCTTCTAGGTCAGGTAGGGTTGTAGTTGTAAGATAAAATTCGTATATTATAGAATATGTTAAGAGAAAACGTTGAAGTAAGTGGTTCATTAAATATAAGTGGACAATATATTATACCAAGAGGGCCAAGAGCAAATAGACCGTCTAGTCCTGATATTGGGTCATTATATTTAGAAGAATCAACTAGCGGTAGTTTTGTAGTTACATATACAGCATCTTCAAATTATGATGGTGGTTGGGAACCAGTCGGTTCACAAAATACAGATAGAACAGGATTCAAATATAGACAGGTTATTAATTACTCATACTTAGCTGGTGGTTATAAATCCTCATCACCATGGAAGAATGTTCATAGAACAACAAATTCAACAGACCAAACGGTTCACCTAGGTGAACTATTAGATTATCCCGCTTCATATACATCTGGAGCGTGTAGTAAATCAATATTATTTGTTTGGTCAACGAATACGGACGGTGTATGGAAAAGTGATAGTGATATCCATTCAACATGGACTAGTGGTGTACACATGGTTAATGAAACCGCATATGCTCACCAATCAAAATGGGATTTGGCGAATGCGAGAGATGACTGCGGTACTTTACACCAAGAAACAGAATTTGCTTGGATATTTGGTGCGGGTGTTGCTGCTGTTGAGAAATTTAATTTAACAAACGAAACAATGTATAGTGTGTACTATGGTGGACCGTACACTTCAACAGTAATGAAAACATCAATCACGGGTAGTGGTCCTTCTGGTGCATCAGGATTTTCTGATGAGAACTATGGTTATGGATGGACACAACAAAGTGGCACAAAACTATTCTTCGCAAATGATACATTCACAAATAATCAACAGTGGGGTGCGAGCGGTCAACAAAAAGGTATTAGTTCAAAAGTTGGGAAGGGGTATGCAGGAAACGAAGGAACATATAATGGTGGTTATAATTTAAGAAGATGGAATGTTTTCACCGAAACAAATATTGGTAATGTGGTAAAGCCACACCCTAACTGTGGAGAAGAAAACTTTACATTAGGACAAGATCATCAATATATGTTAGGTAACTATGATGGAGCTCAAAATAATACCAGTTGGAAATTTGTTTATGCTACCGATAGTGGGACTGTTAATCCGTCTGGTTTACCACCAGGAGTAAATGATGGAACATCATCAGGTCATTGCGGTTGGAGAACATAAAATTTATATTTATAAGATATGCTACACGAAAATATTGAAATTAGTGGGTCCCTAAAAGCACAAGGCGTGATAAAATCACCAGTTGGGTCACGGGCAAATAGACCAGGTAGTCCACAAACAGGTTCTTTATATTTAGAACAAGCCACTAGTGGTAGTTTTTTAATGGTTTATGTTGGATTAAGTAATAGTGATAGTGGATGGGTTAGAGTATCTTCTCAAGTAAATGCCAATGTTGGTTTTAAATTTAGACAGATAATTAGTGTTTCTTATCTTGCGGGTGGTTATAAAGATTCATCCCCTTGGAAAAATGTCCACAAAACAATTAATGCGACCGATCAGACAACACACATTGGTGAGTTATTAGATTTTGCTGCGTCGTATACATCTGGAGCTTGTAGTAAATATATTTTTTTTGTTTGGTCTGTCAATGAAGACAACGCTTTTAAGGGGCCAAGTGATGTTAATGGTGTGAGAACATCTGCAATTAATATGGCAAACGATACCAAGTATGCACATCAAACCAAGTTTAATATTACCACTGCTAGAAGTGACTTGGGAACCATGCATAAAGAAACAGAAATGGCATATATGTTTACCGGTGGTAGTGCCACTGTTGAAAGATTTGATTTAAGTACGGAAACAATAGCAACTGGTTTTAATTTATCAACAATAAATGGTGGTGATGGTGGTTCAGCATTTTCTGATGAAAATTTTGGATACGGTTGGACATCTAGTGAAGGAATTAAAATGAGTTTTGCCACAGAAACATTTACATCATCTGGAATGTGGGGGGCACATTCACAACAGAAGGGAATAAGTTCTAAAGTTGGAAAAGGTTACGCCGGAAATGAGGGGTCTTATAACGGCGGTTACAATCTTAGACGATGGAGCAACGCGAACGACACCAATCTCGGTAACGTAGCAAAACCACACCAAAACTGCGGAGAAGAAAATTTTACAATGGGACAAGATCACCAATATATGTTGGGTAATTATGATGGCGCTCAAAATAATACAAGTTGGAAATTTTATTACTCAACGGACACCGGGACGACCAGCGTAAGCGGTCTAGCCCCTGGCGTAAATGCGGGGACATCATCCGGACATTGTGGTTGGAGAGCATAAAAATAATTAAATTATGATATACGAGAATTTAGAAGTTAGTGGTAGTTTAACATCAGATAGAGTGGTGAATAGACCACCTAGAGGAACAAGAGCAAATAGAGTTGGTTCACCATTGTCTGGTTCATTATATTTGGAAGAATCTACGAGCGGTAGTTTCTTAATGTTATATACTGGAGTATCAAATATTGATAACGGATGGGAGAGAATTGCGGCACAAGAAACCATTCCAATAGCATTTAAATATAGACAAGTTTTATCATATACCTATTTGGCTGGTGGATATAAAGATTCATCACCTTGGAGAAACGTTCATAAAACAACCAACTCAACAAGTCAAACAACTCACGTTGGTGAATTATTAGATTATCCAGTATCTTATACATCGGGAGCATGTAATAAAACAATATTGTTTATTTGGTCAGTAAATGACGATGGAGCATGGAAAGGGCCGGATAGTATTCATGGAACTCGGACATCGGCAATCAATATGTTTAATGATACAAACTATGCTCACCAAGCTAAATTTAATACAGGTATTGCTAGAAGTGACGTTGCTACCATGCAAAAGGAAACGGAATTTGCTTACTTAATATCAGGTGGATCAACCACTATTGAAAAATTTAATTTATCTAACGAAAGTTATGTAAGTGGATTTGGTGTAACGTCAATAAGTGGAACGGATGGTGCTGGTGCATTTTATGATGAAAGTTTTGGATATGCATGGACAACATCCGCAGGAATAAAATTTAATTTTTCCAACGAAACACCAAGTTCCTCAACACAATGGGGCGCACACGCACAACAAAAAGGTGTACCATCTAAAGTCGGTAAGGGATATTGCGGTAACGAGGGATCATATAATGGTGGTTATAACCTAAGAAGGTGGAGTAACTCCACAGATACGAATCTTGGTAACGTAGCTAAACCACACCAAAACTGTGGAGAAGAAAACTTAGCATTAGGACAAGATTGGCAGTATATGTTAGGTAATTACGATGGAACGGGTCAAAATAACACTAGTTGGCAATTAATATATGCAACCGACACTGGATCAAATGCGGTTACCGGATTAGCTCCAGTGGTAAATGCCGGAACATCATCCGGACATTGTGGTTGGAGATAACATTTGACTTTATGAATATTTTTCACTATATTGTATAAAAACAATTAATTATGGAACAAGGTTACAAATACGACAGGTCTAATTTTATCAATAACCCATTTGATGAAAAACTAATGCAAATATCTGAAAGCATGTCATTTGCATTACCGAAATATAAGGCATATAATTTCGTTGGGGGTGCACAAATAACTCCATATGCGAGATTAAAACAATGGTTATTGGAATTAAGAGGTAGAGAAGATGCTGTTGAACATTTGGAATATACAGTAAGAAAGGCCGAACTTGAAATTCAAATGGACGAAGAAAGTAAAGAATTTATTACCGACACCAAAAGAAAAGAAATGGTTGATTTAACCATTGCAGATAAACGTATTGATTTAAGAAAATTTAATAGAAATCTTAAAGATGCGTATAGAGAAAGACAAGGGTTTATTGATTTAATTAAGGAATATTTGGAATCAGATGATGCCACCTTACCCGATGGTACCAAATTAATTGATGTTTTTGGTAATCCAAAATTGGAAGAAAAATATGAGCACGAATATTGGACTGTTCGTATGGCTAAACAAGCAATGTTGGATATGATTTCATATGGTAGAATTGGTACAGGTAACTTAGATTCAATTCTTATGATGGACCCTGAACAACAAAAACAAGTTTTAACTTTGGCTTCA